TCTATAACATATTGACCCATACGATTGATAGCATCCATGTTAGGATGATTAACAACAAGGGGTTGTGAGACTTTACTATTACCGCAAGTCATGGTGACTATATCTCCACTATCTACTTTAACATCACCTGTGAAGTTCTTTAGGTACTTAGTTAGAGTTTTAGTTTCTGCAACAAACACTCCATCTTCTTCACCTTCAACAGTTAAATTAACCTTAACTATTAGTGAATTGATAGAATCTGTATTCCATAAACTCAATGTATTCTCATGTAGTCTAGCGTAGAAGTAGTCTACTAAACTACCACTAGTAACACTAGCACCCATTACATACTTTCCTTTCAATTGTATATCTGTCAATCCTTTAACTAATTCTTTTGCATCTACTGTAAATTTCATATTGTTCCCTCTCTTAATTCTTTGACTCCATTCCATGTAATGTTAGGAGGAGTTCCTTGTCTTACTGTCCACTTGGAACCAACAAGTTTACCATTAGTTCTACTGCCTATTAACTCAGCAAAGAAGTGTAACTCTCCTTTAATCATTTTCTTAGAGCAGTAAATTTCTTGTTCGAGTTTACCTCCCCATTCTTTCCACATTGGTTGCATACCAATAGGAACATTATCCATGTACTTTTCAGTTTCGTGAGTAATAAATACTACATCACATTCTAAGTTATAGATAGTGTCTAATAAATAGTAGAACGCTTTGTTCCTATTGCCATACTGGAACGGCATAATCTTTGTTACGACTCTAGGGTTAGGATTGACTTTCAACATACAAGCATCTAACCAAGTATCTACACCGTCAATAACAAAGATAGGCTTCTCGCCTTTTGTTATTGATTCTTTGGCGTGGTCTACAAATTCTAATGACCTAGACTCGCTATCATTAATATCAATAATGTTATCTTTGTTCATTACAATAGGGCAGAATACTTCTATTCTTTCAGTAGCGTCGTGGTGTTGATACCATGTTGATTCTACTCCTCTATCCCAATCAAGAACGAATATCTTTCTTTCGGGGAAGTCTAACGCTAAGCCAGTCTTACCCGTCTTTGGTTCACCCCAAATTCCTAATACCATTCTTGGTTGTCTATTCTCTCTTTTCTGTTTTAACAGTTCTCTAAAATTTATTTTTTCTTTTCTAAAAGTCATATAATTCACCTATTTCTTCTTTATTTATTTTTATTTCTTTTCCTTTAATCTTAGCCCAAGCATTGATTATGTCACATAATTGGCTTCTATTGTCACAAATATATCTTGTGTCTTTTTCACCAACATGCAACTTAACCCAATAACTTTCCTCTAATTTCATATTTTTATTCCATGTTAAGAAATCAACTTCACTTAAATCAATAATGAAACTACCATTCTTTAACAGGAATCTATTTTCTATTATTCCTTTTCTTATCATTTTTAATCCCCATAAGGACAGGCTTCGCACCTAGTCGAGTATCAATTTGCTTCCACAAGTTCACACTTACACTTGTTTATGAAGAGGGGAACAACAAACCCCCCTTTGGAATCAATCAAAACCAATCTAAGTCTTCATCCTCTACTGACTCTTCTGCGGCGGCAGGATTACCAACTGATTGTTCAACTAACAACCCACTGGTGTTAATTGTAATTGGTTCTGCTTCGCCGTCAACGATTCTTTGTGATGTTCTACCAACAACAATAACCTTTGAACCTATGCCAAAGTTAACATCAATGTGTTCGGGAATCCAACAAGTTGTTGCTAGATTACCTGCATCATCTTCACTTAGTTCCATATCAGCCTCTTTGTCGGTAATGAACAAAATTCTGTTACCGTTAGCCGTTGGTGTCATTCTTTGATTAACTACGGTTCCTTCTACAATGGCATACCTATCTTTGGTAACTTCCATCTGCAATGTTTGATGTAGTCTATCTAAATCAACTAGAGATGTTCCGTGTTTGGTATAGTTCTCAAACAAACAAGATGCAAAGTCAAAAGAACTCATATCTCGATAATCACTATTATCAGGATTTACATCTTCATTTCTAATCAAACTATCTTTAGTTGCCATAGTCATACCATAGAGGTTGGTACCATCATCACTAGGAATAGTTTTGAAGTGTACCCAATCGAAGGTAGCGGGAGCAAAGTCTACTCCGCCTTGATTCTTGTAGGAGAAATAATAAGATTTCATTTCTCCACCATCTACGCTTCCATAGAAAATACCGCTTCTTCTAAACTCATTAACTGGTAATGGTTTACCATATCTTTTATTTTCAGCACCACTAGCATAGTTAGGCATAGGGTCTATTGGGATAATAATACTGCCATCTTCCAATTCTTCTGCACCTGCGTTAAGAGTCTTGACCATCTTTTCAGCGTAGTCACCTTTGTAGTATCTAGCCATAGTATAAGTCTCATCGCCATTATCTGTAACAACTGCTACAAGACCATCGCTCAATGCTTTATCACTATCACGAAGATATTCTTCTTTTGCTTTGTTTCTGTTCCAACTCATCATATCTCTAGGAGATTCTAAGGACACGAAGAAACCAAATGCACTTTTAACTAAAGAGTTTGAACCGCTATTAGTTTTAGTGGTTGCTCTCTTCATGTTTCCTCTCACATAGTTTCTAAGTAGAGAAACGCCAATATCGCTATTGACATCTACTCCGTTTTCCTTACAAATGTCTACATATTTATCTACCAAATCTTCGGTAGTCGTAGCCAAATGCTTTGCTCCTATTTCTATTTCTTTCATTATTTTTTCGTCTATATTCATTTTTTTCACTCCTGTTTAAAGTTGTCCTACCATCCATGATATTATCACTTTAGGGGTCATGGTAGTAGAACGGTGTTCTGTTTCCCCTATTATCCTAAGAAGTTTGAACTTCTCTTTGGACTCTAATCCTTCTGCCTCTAAGACAGAATTGTGTAATGCTAAACATATTTCTTTCACGCTTCTTCCTCCGTACAATATGTCATGTAATTTATTCAATGTTTCATTTGGTTTATTATTAAGTATTAAATTTAGTATTGCATCGAACTCTTTTAATGAATCCTGTACTTGTTTTCTTAGCGTGAAGTTTGAGGCTTTAGCCGCTTGAATTTCGGTAATCGCCCTGCGTAAATCACCATCTAAATCATATATAAAGCGAGCCAAATCTTCATCTGCGAAGCCTACGACCTGTTCTTTATCGAGAATGTTTTTGATAACTTCAAGAACTATCTCGTTCTTCAGTGGGTTGAATCTGTAGTTAGCACATCTGCTTTGAAGAGGGAAGATAATCCTAGACTTATCATTACAAGTAATGATGAATCTAATATTACTGGCGTATCTTTCCATAATTCTTTTCAAGGCATTTTGAGCATCACTAGTCATACCATCCATTTCGTCTAATAACATTATTCTAAATGGGGCATCACCCAATGTTCCGCTTTGTGCTACTTGTTTTATTGTAGTTCTAACAGTCTCTAATCTTCTATCATCACTAGCATTTACTTCAAAGAAGTTATCTTTGAAAGTCTCTCCTAGTAAAGACTTAGCAAGTGCTATTGCCGCACCTGTCTTACCTGTTCCGGCAACACCGTAGGCAAGAACATTGGGCATATTCTTTTCTAATACCCATTGTTCCGCATCTAATACAAAATGCTCCTGTCCTGCAATATCACTTAATTTACTTGGTCTGTATTTTTCTGTCCATAACATTATATCCTCTCCAACTTAGATTCTATTGCTTCTATCTTATTTGTAACATCGAATACTGCTTGAGATAATTCCATATCTATGTGATGTGGTTTGTAAATATCAACCCAATCTACGATATTATCATAAATCATTTCCATATCTTCTAGTGCCTCTAGTAATTCTTTGTAGGCTGTTAAATTGTTTTCTATTTCTTTTATTCTTTCCGATGCTTTCATCATCTATTCCTCCATATTGTTTGTTTTGTTTTATTACAAAATTTTACTTTCTTATAATGTATTCTAAGAATCATCTGTAGTTGATTTGTTGTTGGCATTCCCTTGGTTGAAGGTCGGCCTTTGTTGGTTTTGTACGAATACAATTTATCTTTTATCTCTCCGGTCGTTAGTGGTTCTTTTTGTAGTAACTTTGTTATTCTGCTCTTTAGTAAACTATTCTTTGGCATTTTGCCGCCTCCATGTTCTAAGTAACATACCGAATTGTGTAGTAGTCATTTCATATCTAACACGCTTAAAGGACAAATCCCCTAAGTTGGCATAGCCATACACTATGTCAAATATTTCTTTATTCGTTAAGTTCGGCTCTATTTCGATTACCTGTTCTATTTTCTTTTTTATCCATCGTTTGTTCGACATTATTATTATCTCCATTTTTATTTTTCCATATTATACAACTTGTTTCTTTATCATATCCAACCTCATCAAAATAACTACTCAATATGTTAGTTAATTGTCTAAAGGTTAAATCAGTTCTTTGAGAGGATTGTTGTAACATCCTATCATAAATTTCGTTAGTAGTTAGTTCGTTGTCTGCTACTATTTTTATTAGTTTATTGATTGCTCTTTTTTTACCTGCACGAATCTTCATCAAAAATCACCCAATGTTGTTTGCTTAACTTGGGAAACGGGTTTCGCTTTACGAACCCTCTTCTCTCCCAAACCTAAAAGGCGGCACTCTCCATTATTTAGTTTGCTTTTAGCATACTTAAGGAAGCCCTCGTCTTTGATTAACTGCC